GGAGAGGCCACTCTTTAATAGACTTCTCTGTAACATCAGCTTTTACTACTAAAGTTATTTTATAGTCTTGTGTTTGTGGTGGTCTTTCTGGAAATTTTACCATTCTTCTTCTCCTGCATAAACGGGGGCATCTATTAATGCCTTTGTTGCTGCTTCTTTAATTTTAATTAATTGTTTTTTCATAGCAGAACCTGTATACCCATCATTATATGGATTGTTCATTTCATACTCTAAATCATTAATTGTTTTCATTGCGCCTTTGCCATCAGGGGAATATACTATTCCCGTAGTGTATTTACTCATTTTACTTCCCACTTTTCACAAGTTTCTTCGGATAGGACGAGTTTCGCCTCTGGGTCAACTCGACACCACCCTTCACTTAATGAATTTGTTATTTCATGTACCATATAATAGTATTTACAATCTCCGCATGGATTGTCGGGGATTGGATTTGCTCTTCTTTTTGTCCACTTCATTGCGGGCAATCTAGTTGAACTATCTTCATTAACCATTATCTTGTCATTATTATTATAAAAACAAAAGTTCCTAAGACTATTAGAAATCCAGCAGCAAATTCCATTACTCTGGTCCTTTGTTATGCTTTCTTTTCTTTTCGTCCCAATGTTCTATTGCTTTCTTTATTGCACTTTCTGCCAAAACAGAACAATGCAGTTTTATAGGAGGCAGATCCAAAGCCGCAGCAATTTGTTTATCTTCAATCTTACTAGCTTCTTCTAATGAGCAGCCCTTTAACATATCAACAAACATTGTTGATGATGCTATTGCAGAGCCACAACCATAGGTTTTGAACTTGACATCTTGAATTATATCATCTTTAATTTTCATATCAAGTTTCATTACATCTCCACATGATGGAGCTCCTACCATTCCACTAGCTACGTCTGCGTCTTTAGGATCAAACCTTCCTACATTAAATTTTGAGGGATTTTTTAAGACTCCCTCGAATCTGTCGACTACTTCTTTACTGTATGCCATCTCTTCCTTATTCTTATAGCAAGCCCCAAATGTGAAATAAATCCCATAGGAGGTATGCAAAGCATATGAAAAAGCCTTTCCTATAAAAGTCGAATTTGTTCCACTCCGACTTTTTCAATTTAATTCTATCTTCCATTGTTATCTCTTAATCTTTCTTTGAGTTCTGTACTAGAAAAGGTATGTTTTCTATCGTTATAATGGATTTCATGTAAACCCTTTCCAGTAAACTCTCTAGTTTTATAATCCTCTCCGATAATACGGAGATCAATGGGAATACTGTTTAATAGTTCTAATAGGCTTGCCTCAGAATCATAGGGAATGATTTTGTCTATATATTTTATTGCTTCGAGTTGTGTCCATCTTTCAAATATGCTTTGAACTGGTTTCGCTTTTTCTTTCCGATCAATAGTTGGGTCTGTTTGTAACCCTACTATTAATACGTCACATTGCTCTTTAGCTTCTCTTAACATTAAAATATGTCCCGTATGTAGTAAATCAAAACTACCACAGGTAAATCCTATCAATTTTGTACTACTTGTGTACTTAAAAGGACTCCTCATACTTTCCGCCATGTATCTTTTTCTTTCTTATCACTATATTCGTATATTTTCCAAGGAATGTCATTTCGATATAACACTCCTGCCCATGTCACCTCTACGGGAGGGCTGGTTTTTTCAGTAAAGGGGAAGGGGCAGTCTTTTAACCAAACAACTGCACATATACCTTTCTTTACTTTTCTAAGTATCTTATGATACTTTATTTTTAGTGTATCGGTTTTTTCGTATGTAAAAACATAACCGCTACTATCTATAAAATTCTTTCCTCTGTGTTTTAAAACGCCAATTATATCTTCAATCATATACTTTAGGGGGTATATACTTTTCATTGGCGTTTGTATTCTTCTTTGCCCTAAAGTTTCGCCTGACATATTCTGATCGTCAAGCACTTGGTCATTTATCCATAAGATACCATCTATTTCTTCCACATTATCTGTATGTATTACAAATACTGGAAATTGTATTCTATCACATTCCATATTGCCCTTACGTCTATAATGTTGCCTTCTTCTGTTGCGGGCTAGTGTAATATGGGATTGATTCTTTCTTGCCATTCTTGTTGTGTAACTTCTTCATGAACCCACCTATAACTTGGAACGTCCCATTTATCTACGTCCATTCCTATCCACCTATGCCTAGAGCTACCTGTTATGCCATCATCCCAGCCAAATCTTTCCATAAGCTCGTGCCCTTCTTTATATAATTCTAGCATCGAATTAGCACTTTTATAAAGTGACTTTAAGTCTTGTCTATGATTACTAAAACAATGTTCCTCTTTGGCACTTCCACCTGCTAGCATAGAAAGTCTCGGATCTACTATAGTAGCCCTATCAACTATGGGATATTCATATCCTTCCCAATTTTCTACAAAAGGAGGAATAATTCGTAAACCTCCTAAAAGTTTCTTTCCTTCCCAGAAAGTATGAAAATGAGATATTTCATCTCTATCATCAACAGGGTTCATAATACGTTTATTATATACTACAAACTGTTGTACTCTCTGTTCTATTATTTTTCTGTATTCTTCTTTAGATAGAGTGTCATAATGTTGAAAGCACTCTCTAATGCCTCCTGTACTTGCAACTCTAAATATTTTCTTGTCTATTTCACCTTCAAATTTCATCTTTTAAACTCCTGTCCAAATGTTTTTAAATATGTTGTTCCTACTGCCACTCTGTGAACAGCTTCTAATGCTCTGGTTTCTGCTCCCTTATACTCTATACATTTTTTACATCTTCCACAAGGTAAGTAGCCTGTTATTTCACCCTCGTCTTCTAGCGTAGCTTTAGGACTTCCGCAATACCATAATAGTTCATATGCTCTTTTATCGGTTTGTATTATAAATGCTAGTAGTTCTGATTTACTCATATATTCAAATGGAAATCTTAGTTCTGGAGTCTTAATTATTGACTCTACATCAAATCCATGTCCATCTAAGCTATCACTATAATGTTGAGTTAATATTCGTCTATATTCTTTAAATTGGTTTCTCATTCTAATATCATCTTCAGAATTACCCGACCCCATCCACCATTTCCAATCAAATCTCTCAAAACCAATTACAGTTATCATCCAAGCGTTTATTCCTGCACAAATTACTGGAACTATTGTCTCAGTAGGCAGAGCTGTAGTATATACAACTAAGGGCAGATCGTAAAGCGCACACATTTTTTCTGCATATAATAGTGTAGCTTCTGAAAAATCCCCTAACGCTGGGTCATACCAACTGACGCAGAATGGGTGAATATCTGGGTCATTAATAGCATAAAGAAATCCCGCGGTACTTTCTACTCCTGCACTCATAGGCATATAGGTATTCGTCTCATCTGGTAATGAATCAACTGTTTTTCTATTATATTCTTGTGTGTATTTATCTATTAACATATCCTGAAAACCATTGAACTAAAGAGTATCTAACGCCTCGTGTAACGGGCAATACTCTGTGTAAAAGGTTAGAGTTAAAAACTATTATTGTTCCTCTAGCCTTTTCTGCTATAAAATCTTTTATCTGTAAATCTCCACCATCATAAGTATCGGGATCAGATAGTTGCACACTAACACTTAATACTCGATTATTTTCTGTATCTGCGTCTTTGTGCCAACCATAAAAATCATCTTTCTTATAGGTTGCGAACTGTAAATCTTCAACATCATAATCTGCTCCATCAGATGCGTCTTTAACATATCTTCTAATAAATTCAGTAATAACTTTATTGTTAATAAAAGATACTGTAGTAGATCTACCTTCCGACTTTTTATTATCTTCTTCTATTCCTGCTTCTTCTTGGACTCTTTTTAATCCTTCGCTAATTATTATATCACAAATCTTATCAGTTAAAACAGACTTATATACTTTCACTTCTTTTTCCTTGAAGAACACAAATAAATGTTAAATCTAAACATTTCGCTATATTTCTTACTTTATGATGACACCCTTTATGCACTAATACTATATCTCCTTCTTCCACTTCTAATACTCTTTTAGCACAATACTCTCCATCTATAATCATTTGTCCAAAACCATCTATAAAGAAATAAACTTCTTCTTGATCATCGTGCTTATGTCCTCTGGTTTCTTTACCAGCGTATAGTCTTGTACTACTTAATGTAGTATCAAAAAGGAAGTTATTATCCTTTATTTTGTAGGTGTCGTTATCTAAAACAGTTTTTCCACCGATATTATATATGTCCCATTTCATGCTACGAAGTTCCATACTAATGCTGCAAAGAACATTAGAAACATTATACTAATTGCGATAAGATCGCTATTGTCGTTATACTTCTTCATGCTATTAATAAATAATATGCTGTTTCTTTTGTCCAATAATAAATAGCTATATATGTTAGCATATGCACTAATTGATCCGCTCCTGTGATGGCTCTCCTAAATTTATCTGATAGTCCTTTACGTTTATATAAGTATTTTGTTTTTATCCAATCTTCATGATAATGAACAAACCCATCAAATAACATCATTTGTATAGTTACAGTTAGGGGTAAAAACGGTATTAATGCTAAAAAGCAAAATACCATGTGTACTCCTAAATGTGCTAAACTTCCTTTTGAGCCATAAATATGTTTATTGGTAGGTTCGTATGCAGGATTAAATACATAATCCGCCAAGAAGTGCTTTAGCACTAATGTCACTAATATAAATTCCATTAAAGCAACTCATACATTGTCCACACAAGAAATATAAGTGTGCCTATTAAGAAGCCAAACACATATTTAATGTGAAACTTGTAGTGTATAATTCTGTTCCATAAATCCTTCATATCATATTTACCTTTCTTCCTGTAGAAACATCTGCAGCTATCTTAGATTCTCTACTATATGAGCCTACAGTTCTTCTTTTAATGTCTCCGTGATTAAATTCAGCCCAATACAATTCAAATGCTACTCCATCTTCTACTCCTTCAAATTGATGAATACAGCCCGGCTTTACTTGAGTAAAGTCGCCTGGAAGTAGTAATGTTTCATCTACTAAATCGTAATCGTTCTGCCAAACACGAATTATCATTTTACCACTCTCTACATAGAAACCGTTCCATTTAAATTCATGTTCATGTTCTGAGCATTTATAGCCCGCCATATACTCAATGCGGTGGAACTCTAATACTCCGTTAGCGTGTATTAGTTCTGTTTGTCCCCATATTTTTCCTGCTTTCATCTGTTATCCTTAGCCATGCATATATTTCAGCTTCATCTTTTGTCATGAAGCCACCTTCGTCTTTATCGTTTATTCTACAGTACCAAACTATATAACCTTTACTAGTTAGTTTGCGGTGTACTGTAATACGTGTCCCATTTTCCCATGCTGTAATCATCACCTACCTCAAAGTCACACCCAACTGGAGCTCCGTCTATTGAACAACCCCTTTCCTTTTGGATAAATTCTTTTAATTTTATATTATAATGTTCTATTTCATCTTCTGGAACTTCCGCAAGTATAGAGTCATGCACTAATGCAAATATCCTCGCTTTCATACTATGTTCGTTTATATACTTTTGCATATCTACTGCGCCCATTAAGTTTATATCAGACGCGGCTGATTGTACCAGAAAGTTAATTCCACTTCTCACTTCATGAGAAGATATACCCTTGTTTTTACTTTGGGCATTAGGTAGTCTTCGTTTCCTACCAAATATACTATAGATAAACCCATTAATTCTAATTGAGCTCTCTTGTATTTCTAACCATTTCTTCAAATTTTTGAATGATGAAAAATAGTTATCTATTACTCTGGAAGCCTCATTGACTGTGAACTCTTTGCCACTATCTTTTGAGACTTGCCATGAAATCTTTTGCGCCCCTGCGCCATACATTATTCCGAATGTAACCGCCTTTGCTTGTTGTCTACGATCTTTATAAAGAGTATCAACTTCTTCTACTGCACATGGTAGATTAAACACTTGTTTTGCAATAGTGGAATGGAAATTACCTCCACTTCTAAATACTCTTTTCAAGTTTTCATCTTTTGACAAAACCGCGGCAACATACACTTCCGCCGTAGTCAAGTCCATTGCAACAATTTTGTGTCCTTTACTCGCTTTGATACAGCCTTTGACCGTAGGATTGTCACGGGGTAATTGTTGCATATTTAGTTTTCCACTTGAACTCAATCTCCCAGAAGTAGTGCCGTGTAAATTGAACCCTGTTCTTAGCCGACTATCTCTGTCTAAATTAGGGATAATTTTATCTAAGTAGGTATTCTTTATTTTTACCTTTTGTCTAATTTCAAGGATTAGCTTCGGAACTTCGTGTTCCTCGGCAAGAGTTCCTAGAACTTCGGCATCTGTGGAATCAGCCCCAGTGCCCGTCTTTTTACCCGTTGGGGTTAGACCAATATAGTCAAATAAAAGTGATCGTAATTGGACTGTGCTGTTCGGATTGAAGTCAGAGCCCTTTGCCTTTTCAAATTGTCTAATTTCTGGAAACTCATAAAGTTGATCTATTGCTTTCTGAATATCTATCGCCATAATTGCCGATGCTCTGTCTAATCTAGTCTTGTCAAATGGAACTCCATTACTTTCTACTTGTTTTAAGAAATTACAACCTTCAAGTAATATATTTTCATAAACCCATAAAAGTTTATTGTTCTTTTCTATCGCGGCTCTCATCTTTTCATATAATAAAAAGGTTACTACAGCGTCCATAGCTGCGTAGTTCTTCATTATATCAAAAGGTATCAAATCATAACTAAAGTCTGCTTTCAATACACCGTGAGATTTTCTGTATTTTTCTGACCAATCTTCTAATGGTTTTTCATAGTCTCCATATGCAGTATGATTCATAGCTAATTGTTTCAATCCATGTGTGCCTGGGTTTTCATCAAACATATAATGCATAAGCATAGTATCTTCAAATTTTGGAAAGACAAATCCAAAATGATATTCAAACCATTGTAAATCAAATTTAGCATTATGAAAGACTACTGTTTTTAATCTAAACAGTTCTTGCATTTTACTTTCTATATCTACATCTATAATATCAGCGTCGCAATATATACCGTGATTAGGCTCATAAGACATACTGAAGCCAAGCATATAACCATCTCTAGCATAAAGAGCGCTGGTCTCCGAGTCAAGGGCAATGTATGGTCTTGGAGCATCAATTGCGTCCTGTAAGAATTTAAGTGCTGTTTGTTTGTCTTGGATTCCATAACATTTTTCCTCATCTAATGTTTCGATTTTCAACTCACCACTAATATATTTAGTGATACTTTCTACTGCTGTTTCAAAAGATTTCTTTGCTTCAGGTCTGAACTTTATAACGGCAGGGTTCATTAATGCTAAAAACTTCTCATCAATAATTTTGCCATTATATTCTGTAACTGAACTTTTTCTTGTAAAATACTTAAACGCTTCTGCTCCCACTAATACTAACCACTCATAGTCATCTGCATTTATGTTTATATCAACATCTTTTTTCAATACTTTTTGAATCCGACTATTACTACATAAAGCAAATCTGTCGAAATCAAAGTCAAAGTATTTATTAAAGTTAGTTGCCGATGGCTTGGTTTCTACTAGTGCTATTTTCATGTTGCGTTCCTTTGTAATTCGTTATAATATTCATACATCTCTTTAGATGTCTTGTCTCGTATGATGGCTCTTATAGCCTTGCCCAGAGCTTCATCAGATGGGTGATCATCTGATAGCATTTTTAATTCGTTTATTCCAAATGATTGATATTCTTTATCTCGTATTCTCATGCGTATAATTTCTCTTTTAATCTGTTTATTTGATCTAAAACTAGATCGCCTGGGTCGCCTCCTTCTGGTAGATTTACTATTTGTACTGACATTTCTAATTGTTCTGCCACTCCTTTTATCTGTTCGGCAGCTCGTCTTCCAGCCTCATCTCCATCAAATATAATATCTACTCCGTTCACTCCTTGCAATTTTAGCAAGGATAATTTAACCCAATCCATTTGTTGTGTGCCAAAACAGCACACAGTATTCTTTAACCCCTTGTCCCAAAGATTGAGTGCATCAAATACTCCCTCAACCAATATGACTCTGTTTTGTATAGGCTTAACCTTTGCAGGACAAAATGGAAGTTTAACTCCATGTGGATAGATATAATACTTTTCTGAGCCCATACCTGTTATTAATCTACCTATCAATGCAACAGTCTTTCCAGTTATATCTCGAATGGGGAAGACGATGCGACCTTCGAACTTTGGGGCGTTCCATGTGAAAGCCTGCCAAATTCTTAAGGTTTCTTCAGATATGTTTCTGAAGCCACCGCCTGCCCATTCTATGCGGTCTTTCGGGAGAGAAATACCAACTGTTTGTGATCTTGTTGCCGCTATTTTTTCTTTAATTCTGTGTATTCTTACTTCTAAAGGACTTGCTGGAGCTCCCCAATATGTAAATAGGTTACCTTTAAAACCGCAGGAGAAACAATGCATGATACCTGTTACTTTATCTACCCTCAAACTAGGGTTCGTATCGTCATGCTCAGGATTAAGACAACTAATAAGTGCGTCCTGCCCTTTAAGCTGGTAATCTAAACCTTTCTCCGCAAGTAATTCTTCTGCTGTCATTATCCCTCTATTATATCAAATTTTGAACGCATTGTCAAGAACTATTTTCCTATCCTATAGGAAGATTGTCCTCATCTAGTTTCGCCCTTCTACTTTCTTCTCTCATTTTTGCTAGTCTCCCAGTATGCTTCCACTCTAGCTCGTCTCCTAGTTTCTCGAAATAAGTCATTTCTGTTCCATCAGGGTCGGTTTCAAACTTGTAGTATCGTGATTTCCATACTAATTCTAACATTTGAAATGTAATTGCTACCGCTTTGTCTCTAAATTCTACATCACCCCAGAGATACCACAATAACCAGTATTCTGCATCAAATGTGCAAACATTTACCTCCCAGTCATTAACTGTGGCTTGTCTTTTAACCATATCATTTAGAACCCTCAATCTTTGAGATCCTGCAATCGGCCACCAATTAGGCATACATAGTATTGGATTTAGCATACCATGTAATCTTAAACTTTCTTCTAGTGGTTTATTTTCTGGAACATTCGCAATATTTTCTTTTATTTTAGCTTGTTCTAAAAGCCAACCTACTTTCTTCCATTGCCAACTATGTGGTGGAAGGGGAACCATATGTGCAGTTTCTCTGCTTACTCTATCAGCCGCCACGAGTATACCACTCCTTAAAAGCCTTCGATTTCATACTCTCTAAATGTTCTTTCCACCTTTCAAATTTGTTTAAATGTCCATTCCAATGCCAGCCGTCATAAACGGTAGCTTGTTTCTTCTTAAAAGGCTTTCTCATATATCCACCACCTTCTAGTTTTACGATTTTCCATTCAACTTCTTCTGTCTCTGGGTCACCAAAGACTTTCTTTTCGTGCTGTTCTTGTTTCCAATTTTTCATTCTTCGCTCCAGCCTCTGCTCAAATGTGTCCTTTTTCACTCTTGTCATTTGTAAGTTCCTCTACTTTTTTGTTTAATGTATCTATTTCTTCTTGATACTGCGTCCACAGACTTGCATTATTACAGTTCTGTTGAAGCTGTCTTACTACATGTATTGCTACTTGTAAGTTGTTTAATTGTGTATCCAAATTCAAATAATCGAATTCTTCTTCCATTTTGCTCCTATCCTTGCGGTCATAGTCCTTCTTGGACTTATGAGCTCCGCCCTTGTTTTTGTCATGCTTTGATACCCAATTTCTCACTTCGTGTGTTTAGGTAACTTAGCTTCTATAAAAAATTCGTGTTTCCCCTTTATCGGATTATATTTTTTCATTCTAAGTTTTCTCTGTTCCGATATCATTCTTGTTGTCTTATATACTGAATAATGATAGGTATGGCTATTCCTTGACTCACTTTCTGGAATCAAATATACTATTTGCTTCTTTCCCTTAGCCACATTCGTCCTCAAACTGTTGTCGCATTTGCACTTCTTTTGTAACTTCTTCTATTATTTCTTCAACAATAGCTAATGGTTTATCCATAAGCATAGCTTGATAATCATTAGCTGCTTGAAGCTGTCCTTTTACAACTAGCAGTTTGGTTAATATTTTCATCATTTCCATTTTACTTCCTTTCAAATTTGGCGGCTCATAGGAGAATCGAACTCCTGACTCCGCCGTGACAGGGCGGTGTTATATACCACTTAACTAATGAGCCTTTATTAGTTTGGTGGAGCTGGAGAGATTCGAACTCTCAACCTTCTACGTGCAAGGCAGATGCTCTCCCATTGAGCTACAGCCCCTACATATCGTCTATTGATTCATTTTTCTTCATAGCTTCTTCTAGCTTATCCCTTTCTTCGGGATCTAGTGTGCTAGTTGGTCCAATTTTTAATGAGTCCCAATCCATCGTACTTGTAAATCCTGATGGATCTCCGTTTCTCATCTTTACACAATTAAGTTTAATTGCTGGTTCTTCTTTGCCCCAATGCTCTATTACATATGCAGCGTCTACTGCATCATATATTCCTCTAGCAAATCTCGCCTCTCCTTTAGGATTGGTTTGAAATGCACTTAAACACAAGATATTTACCTCTTGAGCCAACTGTTTCATTCCCTTAGATATTTCTATCTGCTCTGTCCAATCATATTGACCAGAGCGACCTGGAACATTGTGGCGGCGTACTTGGTTTAGATAGTCTACTATGACTAATCCTAAATCTTTGTGTTCTACTTTCTTCTGTCTCACTACTGCTATTATTTTAGCAAGAGTGAGCCCAGGATCGTAAAATACATCAATTTGGGCTCCTTCTTTTAAAGGATTTCTTTGAAGTTCATAAGTGAACTTATCAAAATCTCTTTCTTTTTTGAAGGACTCTAAAGGTTCATCTCCATTTTCGAAACGGTTAGCCCACCAACCAGCTACTGCTTCCCATTCAAAATCGACTAAATTTCTTGCATGAAGTCGTTTCAAGGGAACTCCTGTAGCTACTGCGGCTAATCTCTGTAGAATACTACGAGAATCCATTTCTATTGTAAAATATAATACAGATCTTCCTCTATTATAGACTGAATCTGCTATATTACAACAAGTGAATGATTTACCTTTACCACTTCCGCCTCCCACAATGACCAAGTCTTTGGGAGAGAAATTATTATCCTTGTCATAATCATTGTTAAGTCCAAGGGGTAAATATTTTGCTAAATCTTCTTCTGAGTCGAATAACTCAACTGATTCCATACTCTCGTTATCAGTTGCAGTCTCTACTCTATCTTGAACATCTACTACTATTTTTTGCATGTAATCAATATTTTCTCCTGCATCTGCAATAGTAATATGTTCGTCTATATACTCCTCTATTCTTTCTAGTATCTCTGCTTGAGTAAACTGATCTTTAAGATACTCTAGTAATTTATACGCGGGCACGTCCGTATCTACGGATTCTATCGCATATATCTTTTCTTGTAGTTCACGGGATCGAATCTCAGACTTGAGATCCTCAAATGATGGTAGCTCATGGTATTTATGGACGTGTTTATCCACAACCTTCCAGAGCTTTTGGTATTCGCCTTGTGGAAGATAGTGTTGTTTAAGATCGTTCCATGTGTCAAAATCACCATGTTCAACGATTTGTTTCAGTAATGCACTTTCTATCGCCATCATCTCTCCCAAGAATCAGCAGGGTTCGTAATAATCGGAAAATTCCGATACGAACCCTACTGTACAATGAAAAGTTACTTACTGAACTCTTTCTTTTCTAGCACTTCCGTCGTAGTCAACGCAAACTAAGCCACGTCTAGTAAGCATAGTTTTGACACCTCTAACTGTTTTGCCGATTTCATCAGCAATTTCTTCTACAGTTAAGTTATCAATTTCCACACCTGCTAAAGGATCTGCTTTTCCAGAACCTTTAGTTTCTTTTTGCTTAGGTATTGCATTGATGGAACCTGCCCTTAGTAAAGATAATGCTTTTCCTCTGATAGAATTTACGCTTCTGTCTAAAGCAGCTGCGATTTCTTCAATAAATGCGTTATCATTAACCATGCCGATAAATGTAACTTCTTCATCATCTGAATAAGTTTTAACACTTTCGACCTTAGGAGCTGGTTTTACATGCTCGGTAAGTTGCATAGAAAGGATTTTTCCTTGTATAGACTTAGCAGTAAAGTGTCCACCTTCGAATGAAGATGCTATTTCTGCATAAGTGTAACCTTGACTATTGTCGGTTACAAAGTTTCTTAAAGTTGCTTCTTGTTCGTCACTAAAAGTTTTAGTGTTTGAGCTGGAAGCTAGCTCTACGTCAAATCCCATTTTTCTAAGTTTACTAGATACTGATCTAACTGAAGTTTCTAATTCTTCAGCAGCATCAGCAACAGTAGCTTGAGAAACTGGGCTTTCACTGCCAACAAAGTCTGTTAGTTGTTGGGTTCTTTCGTCTGTCCATTTTGGTAATGCCATTCTATTTTCCTCTAAATTAATGTTGTTATATTGTTTATTATAGTGACTCCTCGTTCCCGAGCAGTCTTCGTTTTGGCTGACTCAATTCCACTCTCATTTATTAGATGAGTGCAGTCTTTGGTCAGGCTAGGTTTTACGGCAAAGCCGTGTTTTTCCAGAACTTCTTGCGCCTCGGCTTTTGTGCGGAAACTCTTGAGTTTGCCACTTATACAAACAACACCAATAACATTGCGTTTTACTACTCTTTTAGATTTGAAACTAAAAGGTAGGTTGCTTATATAATGATTTGGATAGAATTCCAAATCAAGCCATTTCAATAAATTGGAAGTAGCCTTTGGTCCGATACCCGCTTCAGTACAACTTGCTTCGGTTATCTTTTCGATATGAGATATTTTTTCGCATAACTTTTGAGAAGCTGACCGACCGAAAAGCGGTATAGAGAAAGCTGGTATCAGAGTTTGTAAGTCTACTTTTGCTGACCTCTGTATTTCATCATACAGTTTAGTTGCTAACTTTTCTGAACCTAGCCTTTCCGTAATTTCCGCTACCGAGAGCTGATATAGTTCTGGATAATCAAAAAGGTCTAGTTTGGCAATAGTTGCCACTCCGAGACCTTTAATCTTGAGAGTAGAAGCAAAGTGTTTTAATTTTTTATCCCATTGTGCTGTGCAGTTTGGGTTTCTACAATATAAAAGATCGTTCACCTCCTCTACAGGACTGTCGCAATTAGGACAATGTGTCGGAATTTCTATTTGTTTCATCGTTTGCTTCTATTTCCAATTTATAGTATTATTATACTAAAAATTTGACCTCTTGTCAAGAAATATTTTTTGAATGTGACCTATTTTTGAGGTTTAATTTTTGTTTCGTCTTCATAAACATAGGTATCTGGTTGATATGTAAGCCAGATTTTGAACTCGTAATATTTTGCTTTCACTTTCTTAATTAATCGTTTTATCATAGCCATGTCTTTTTATATCTCCTAGTATAATATCTGCCATATTAATATGGGCTTCTTCTAATGGGTGGTCTTTTCTTCCTAGTGGTAGTTTTGCCTTTTTTGTTATCTCAAGAAATCCATCTTGTTTTAAAAAAGGAAGTTCTCTTAATACTTCTTTCTTACTCATCTCATACGACGACCAACCTATATTCGTATATTCACTATATTCTTCATCTAAGAGATGGAGTAGTGGAGTAAAGTGCTTTGAAGAAAAACTATAGAATAAATAAGGAATGTTTAGCGCTTCTAAAAAATACTTAGTCGCTAACATACCAGTTATTGATCTCTTTAAATTATATCTAGCACTTAAAGTTTTTACATATCCATTTAAGTATAAATAATACTTTGGATCTTTAGCATTTTCTTCTGTAAGATTTGAGTCTTGTGTAGGTAAATAGTCATTAGGTACATCTAGTTTAAAGGTTTTCCAATTAGCAGTTCTCCATCTTGTTCCTTCCATTGTTTCTAATCTATTCATTCCAGTCCACATTATAATAGCTAGGTCAGTTTTGCACTTATGTTCTAACTCCATAAGATAACCTCCTTTATTAAATGTTTCTGGTTTCTTATCCATCAGTATATAGTTTTGTGTAGTTCTTTGAATCCTCTCATTACTACCCCCCACTTTTGCATGATTATAAAAACCAGTATTTAATTTCTGTGCAATCAAAGCAGGAAAACAATTTATTTTATTGTCGTCCATTTCAAATCCTTTAACAAAACTGCAACCATTAAAATAAATCAAAATACTTTAACTCCATATTCTTTTTCAAATCTTAGGGCATCTCTTTCGGTATTTACCATAGGGTGTCCTTTAATATTTAAACTTGTATTTAATAGCATAGGACATCTAGTTTGCTCATACCATTCTTCTAGTATAGCTCTTAAAACTGACCTACAATTTTTCTTTACGACCTGAACTCTTGCGCTACCATCCACATGCGTGACTGCTTTGCAGTTGTGTTTTGCTTGTGAGACAAACTGCATGTATTCGTTTTTGTATCCGTCAAAATATTCATCTGCGAACTCCTCAAGAATTGCGGGGGCAAAGGGTCGAAACTTCTGCCTTCTTTTAATGCGATTAACTTTCCGTTTAATATTATAACGGCAATCACCAAGTAAAGACCTATTGCCCAAGGCTCGAGGTCCAAATTCTGCTTTTCCATTTGCTACTCCACATATTTTATTTTTTAATAAGTAGGCTACCACTTCTTTTGGATTTACTTTTCTACTTATATTATATCCTAAATAACAGTCTCGCCAGCTTATATCTTCGTTCATATGAGCTGCTACTGCGCCTAAACTACTTCCTGCGTCGCCTGGGTTAGGAAATATCCAAATATCATCAAATTGTTTCGCTACTTCTGTATTAGCAACACAATTTAATGCAACCCCTCCTCCATAAATTAATTTCTTTCCGTGAAGAAAGGCTCGTCCCATTAGCTTTATAAGTTCATCTTGTAAATAATACTGGGCACTTGCAGCGATATCATAAATATGATGCCCTTTAAAGTCTTGCATTAAGAATCCTCTATGCCAATTACTATCAGGAGCAAAACACCATGACATATCTACTATTGGTTCCCCATACGCTGCCATGCCCATAGTGATGAACTCATCTTCATTTGGCTTTAATCCAATACGCTTCGTTATAGCACTATAAAATAGACCTAACGACCACGGATATTCTTCATACCACTTACAAGATAATTCAACTCCATTATGAGTCCAAATGCTTGTAGTTGTTAATTCTCCTATAGCGTCTACTACTACACATACTGTATCTTCTTTATCAAAAGGAGCAGTATAGTATCCTGCTGCTGCATGAGATTGATGATGTTTAACATGAAAAGTGCTATAAGGTGTAGCTTGTGGTCTTTGTCCCGCACGTTCCCTTCTAATGTTTTTTAACCTTATATCTTCATAGAATATAGACTGGTCATGTTCCATGTCTCTAAGTTCTTTTGGAAGTTTTGGATCGTTCTTAATGCCTGTGTATCTTTCAGCATGAGCTGCGAATACAATGTTATTACTAAAAACATTGCGATCCACTATAGCAACTGCAGCGTCATGAAAGCCTTCACTAAATCCTAAATACCTCATACTTCTAGTTCCATTAAAGTTTGGTCTAATCTACCAAAGTTATATAAGTGTACTTGTTCGTGATTTAAACGACTAATAAACTTACTTGTATTAAATCCCTTCATATTAAGATATTGTATTCCTTCTAGATTTCCTACTATATGTTTAAAACTTATTAGTAATCCACATATTTTCATATACTTTAGTAAGCCTTCAGTGGAGCAGTTTGTTGGTACTCCAATGATTGTTTTACCGTGCCATGCGTTTAACATCTTAGTATTAAAACATAGTTGAGTTATACCTTTTAAGAATTTTGTATACTTAGTGGAACAAGCATGGTAGAAGGATTCTTCTTGTGGATAAACACCACAATACATATCAAAACCATATCTAGAAATTGCACTATATACTTCATCTACTCCTTGAAATGCTCTTCCTTTTTGTTCATTTCCTCCAATAACTAAAACTTTATCAATGCCCGCTTCTTTAGCTCTATCGAGTGCTATATGCAGCCCAGCTTCAGAACC